AAGATAAACATTAAATGGGACGAAGACGATGCTTAAATATTCGGAATTAAAAGACGCATTTGCAGAAAACGATATTCAGGTAGAGGAATACCGTGCAGAGTCTAATGAGGAATTAGACCCACCAATTATCGTTTTCATTGCAAACGAGGGCGAATACTTCCGTGCCGATGGAGTTAATTATTTAAAAATGCTTAATGTGACTCTAGCCGTTGTTGACTCAGACATACAGTTTGAGTTGCAAAAGAAGATAGAGTCTGTATTTGAGGAACTGAATGTGGTGTTTGACAAGAACATAGACTTTGATGAAGAGTGGCGCTTCTTCCAAATCACCTATACATTTAGTGTATTGGACGATGAAAGCGATTGATGTCAGTATTGATTTCGAAACGCAGGATTTTGCCAAATGGATTGGCAACGTCCCCGATAGAATCCAAACAGAGTTAAATAATAAAATACGTCCATTAAAACGGAATACTAAGAAAGTCGTCAAAGACCATTTACAGTATGGTGCAGGTGTCGAAACGGGTATCTACAAAAAGAGTTTTACTATAATTGATTTGTCTGAAAACAAGTGGCATATTGGTTTCCAAGTAGTCGCTAAAAAACCTCACTATCGGCTTACTCATCTTTTGGAAAACGGTCACAGAATTAAAATATTTACCCCTGGTCGTGGCGAACAAACCAAGAGAGGAAACATTGGTATGTCATTTGTTACAACATTAAGAACAGGTGCACGGACGCACAGTTTCCCACATATTGAACCTGCTCAGACGTATGCAGATAATGCAATTATTGCTCTTTATAAAGATACCGTTAATCGCAAATTTTCAGAAAGGAATTAGGTTAGATGAAAGTTTTATTTAACATTAAGAAATTGCAGTTATCCAAGATTACGGCAATCAGCGACGCAGGTATCCCTACATACGGCACTCCAATGGTATGCCCTGGTACTGTGTCATTAAGTTTAGAGAGCGAATCTTCTAGCGACCCGTTCTATGCAGACGGAATTGCATATTACACACCAAGTGGCTCTACCACTACAACGGGTACTCTTGAAAATGCTCTGTTCACCGATGATATTTTAAAGGCAATCTTCGGTTACGTTGAGGCTTCCAACGGCAATCTGCTTGAAACAGACGCACAGTCCTCTGAGTTCGGTATGCAGTTTGCTTGTGACTCTGATGACGGTGAAGTTTATTTCACTTATTACAGAGTGTCCTCTACTAAACCAGGCATTGACCTTACAACTAATGATCCAGGCGCAACTGTAAATCCACAGAGCGTTGACATTACGGCAAGCCCAATCACTCTTGCCGATGGAGTCACGAACGTATTAAAGTCACACGCAACAAAAACTGCTTCCAACTACGCAACGTACTTTGAAGCAATCACGTTGCCAACCGTTCAGATTTAAAAAAGGATAACCAATGATAGTAAAGCTCGAAGATAGGAAATACACATTTAAAGCCAACGGCAGTTTCATGAAGAAGTATCAGGAAACGTTCAAAGAGAATATGATGTTGGCATTGTATAAATGCACACAAGAAAAGGACATTTACACTTGTGCCAAGTTACTGTACTGTGGCATTAAGGAAGATATGCCTTTCGATGAATGGCTTGATTCGTTTGAAACGCCGTTGTTTCTGTTGACCGAAATGGACAACATTTTGGAGTATTTAGTTCGTAGTGTTGAGCCTACTGTGAAAGCAGAGGAAGACCCCGATAAAAAGGAGGACGAAGACTCCAAAAAAAAAGAAGAGAACTGACCTTTGAAAGCCTCGCAATAGCGGGGCTTTCTATTGGTCTTTCTATGGAATACATCTTGGATTTTGAAATCGGGTTGACCATAGGATTATTGAATGAGAAAAATAATCAAGCGATTGAGTTAAGAAATAATAACAAAAAAGAAGAGGTCGTAATCGGCGACGCTAATACGCTGATGAAGATGTAAGGAGGGATAATGGCACGGCAGAAAATAGAAGCATTAAGTGTACTTGTTGATGGTGATATATCGGGTTTAAAACGTGCCATGAACGAAGCCGTCCAAGTTCTTAACAGTACCGAAAGGGCAATTAAGAATTTAGACAAGGCGGCTGAACTTAACCCGAACGATATTAACATTCTTAAAGACCAGTTGGCTACATACCAAAAGGCTCTCGAAGAACAGAAAAGGTCTTTAAGGGAATTAGAAAAAGCCCAAAAGCAGATTTGGAATGACCCTAACTTCAAGAGAGGTGTAACGGAATACACCGAAAGATATTCTGAACTTACCAAGCAGATTGCAAAAGTAAAAGCAGAAGAAGACAAACTGAACAAGGGAATTGAAAAAACCCAACTGCTGATTTCCAACTTTACTTTTAATCAAAAGTTTCGGAAGATTTCGGAAGAAATAGAAAAAACAAAAAAGTCGTTTGAGGGAATACAATCGTCTGTACAGAACGTAGACAAGGCTATCAAGTTTGACCCCGATAATATTGACCTATATCGGCAGAAGCAAGAACTTTTAAAAACGGAACTTGTAAAGGTTAATGAGCAACTTGAAAATCTTGAAAAAGAAAAAAAGTTGCTCTCAAGCCCTCTCTTCCACAAGGCTACCGAAGAAGAAACGATTCGGTTGGCAGAAAACTCTCGTGAAACGGCAGAGTTGACTCAGAGAAAAAAAGAGTTGCTCAACCTAATGGGTAGCCCATATCTTGATAGGTTTAACAACAAGATGGCTTCACTTGGCGACACGATGAGGGACGTTTCCGAAACGACTCGGGCATTAAGCAGAGCGTTTAGAGTTTTGCTCACAGGCTCGTTTGAGGCGGCGAAATCTTATGAATCAGATATTGCTAATATCCGTAGAGTCGTAAGCGACCTGACGGACGAAACCATTGAAGATTTGAAAGAGTTGGCTGTTCAGACGGGAACTACATTCAGCGATATTTCAGAATACGCAACGATAGCAGGTGCGTTAGGTCTGTCAGAAAAAGAAATTTCTAAATTTGCCGAAACGATGACAGACTTGAACACGGCTACGGGTGGTGTGTTCTCGGGCGAAGAGGGTGCTAAAGGCATTGCCGTATTCTTGAAACAGTTGAATCTCAGCATTGATGAAGCAGAAAACTTCGGTAGTGCCATTGCCGTTATCGGTGACAAGTACGCAGATATTGGTGATGAAACCGTTAATGTTGCAACAAGACTTACGGGTCTGACTTCACTTGTTAAGACCAACCAATACGAACTGCTTGGTTTGGCAGGTGTAATGGCAGACTTAGGATTAAGTGCCGACACAAACGCAAACGCAATCAACAGAGCATTTTTGCAGATTGAAAAAGCAATCGCTACCGATGACGACAAATTGAAAACGTTGGCAGATACGGCGGGAATGACTTCTGAACAGTTCTTAAAGGCTTGGAACACAAACGCAGTTGACGCATTTCTTAGGTTTACAGACGGCTTAAAGTCCTCTGTATTCAACGACATCAATAAGGCGATTGCTACATCTGATACAGCCGTTAAGGGCTTTGCAGACACATTAGGGTGGTCTGTGGAAATGTTCAGAGAACGTTGGGGGACGGACTCCAAAAACGTTTTCAATCAGTACATAGACGCACTTGGCGAAATGAGTGAAGACAGCGAAAGTGCTTCAGTTATTCTGAAAGAACTTGGTATTTCTTCCGTAAATACGGCACAGACATTGCTCCGTTTAAGTGGTAGTGGCAATGCCGTAAGAGAAGCCATCGAACTCACAAATCAAGCGTGGAACGAAAACACGGCTCTTACGGAGAAATCCAATGTAATTTACGAAACAACGGAACGGAAACTGCAAGGTTTCTTTGAATCGGTTAAGCAACTTGGTGGTGCGTTGGCAGATACCATTTTGCCTACTGTTAAAGAACTGCTTGATGACGGCACGAAAATGATTAAGCAGTTCAGAGCGATGAATCCTCATTTGCAGAAACTCGCAATGGCATTTATCGCCCTCGGCGCAGGTATCTCCCCCGCAACTAGGTTAATGGGAAATTTCTTGAGTTTCTTCTTTAAACCGAATCTGTACACGGGTCTTACCAAGTTCCAAACATTGGCTAAAGGCATTGGCACAATTTTAAATTCTCCGTTAGGACTTGTTGCTGGTATTGGCGCTTTAGTCGGTGTAATGTATGCATTGGGTAAGGCATATAGGGATAACCACCCGTTCTTTCAGATGAAGAAAGAACTGGAAGAATTGGGCTATGCGTTTGAGGAAACAAGCCGTATCGCTGATGAGAGGTTCTTAACATCTCTTGAAAATATGGACGTCAAGTCCAAACAATACTTGGATAAGTTGGACGAACTTATTGAGGTATATAACAACAAAAATCTTCCTTGGAATCAGAGGCAAGAAGCATTAGATAAGATTCAAGAATACATCGGCGAACTGAATGCTTCAATGGGAGATGAAATCTTCTATTGGGATTCGGCATCGGGCTCAATTAAATCCCACACGGGTGAGATTGAAAGCACCAAACAAGCCTATCTTGAATACATCAACGAAATCAAACGGCAGAATTGGTTGGACGCACACGCAGACGAATACAATCAGGCTAAACAGGGTTACGAACAAGTACAGTCTGATATGATTACGTCCACCAAACAGTTCTAT